CATGGGATCTGGCGGTGGATTAGCGACAATCTGCCGAGGAATGCGGACATTTAGCTCTAGCCCTACCGTCCAGTCTGGCGGTACTGCATTGCCGCTAACTCGTGTCACGTTGACGCCGTTCACATCTACGCTCGATACGTCCCAAACGATAGTCACGTCAGAAGGAGATTTGAGCCGTAAGCCTGCCCCGCTACCCACGCTTGCGCCCACCTCGGGGGCGTTATACCAGCAGCGATGCGCCGGGTGGCTGGTAACGTCATCGCCCGGATCGAAGATTGACAAGTTGACCTGCTGCCCTAGCGCGCTTAATGGCGTAGCGCCTATGCGTATTTGAGATTGCGGAATAAGGTAGCTGCCTTTGCCGATGCAGGTAAACACGTCTACCGCAAGGTTGCGCTGGTCAATAAAGTAGCGGCGCGGCTGGTTCAGGTAATCAGGAAAAACCTTGTGCTGACCTGCAATCTCTGGAATCACACCACCGAGCTTGGGTCGGTTGGCCTGGACATTGGGATCATAAATTGAGCTGCCCTGATTCTGCCCGCGCGCTTGATTAACGCCGGGAACGCTTGGGATAAGAAAACTAAACAGCTCTCCAATTAGCCCAACGGCTGCATTAACGACACTGCCGACCGCGCTGACAACGCTGCTAATGGCACTCCCGATAGCATCGACTGCACCGGATTGGGGGGCGATGTAAATATCAATGTCCGCGCCTGTTAGCGATAAATTAGACCACGCGCTAGGCGGCACAGTGCGCCCATCCTGCTTGACCACGATTGGATGGCTGTCAGCACTCAGGTCAAAATCCGGCACATTGTCAGCGAGCCAATCGGCTAGCGTTCCGCCGTCAACGCGATGCGTCTCTATCGGCTCGCCCGGCAGTATCGACGGGTATACTCGAATCATGCGTAATACTCCACGCGGGTAAATAGGCGCTCAAATTTGCGTAGCGGCATCCAGCGGACGCCGCGTTTATAATCGCATTCTACCACGCCTAAGCGCCCATCAACGCACCACACGACGCCGCAATGCCACGCGATAGTGCCGATATAGCAAAGCGCAAATGCACCGTGTTCAGGCTTGCAGGGCGTCAAGTGCTCGCCCACTTCCAACAGTGCATCCCCAGCGGCTTGTTTATCGCGCGGGTCTACATGCTCACGACTCGGCAGCAGGGGCGCGTCAAACTGCTCATGGCGGATGATGCGCGCAAATCCGAAACAGTCCACCTCGCTTGGGCCGCGCCCGCTGTCTTTGTACGTGAATCGTTGCTGCCATTCGCTAATCATTGGTAACGTAACCCCGGCGCAAATTGCGCAGTGTAGCGTTCACGCGGCCAGGTGCGCCCCAGTATGTCGCGGAATGAGCATGTTACCTGCACGCTGCTGGCGTTCATTTGCGCGCCCACCACGATCATAGTTAGCGGCTTCTCTGCGGGCGCTTCTGGCTGTGATGCCAAATAGAGCCGATACGTCAGCGTGATTTGCTCATTGGCCTCAATTGCATGATCGAGCACCGCTTGGGCGGTGCCCGTCACGTTATCAATCGCAAACGTCAGGTTTTGCTGCCCGCTAGTGTCGCGCTTGGGTAGCGCCACATCTAGGCCGGATGCCTCAAATGTAACCGTCTCGCTTGTCTCTAGCGTAAACGTTTGATCCTCAAAACCTGTGCAGATGCGAATAGGTGTTGCAAATGAGGCGCTTGATAGTTCAATCGTCGGAACCAAAACCTCATTATCCGGCGCGCTGGCATAAACTGTTGCGAGTATCGTCATTATCGCCCCTGCCGCTGTAATCCGAACGTTGATTGTAGCGCTTTTGCACTCCGTCCGTTACCCGTTACATCGGCTATAAACACGTCGATGAACTGGCGGCCATCGGTCTGACGCTCGACAACTTCGGTGCCCTGCGGCGCATTATGCACATTAACATAAACCGACGTTTGTGGCGCATTGCTTGCGGCCTGCCCGCTCATGGCGCGCTGCGAGCGACTGGGATTGTAGTCGTTAGCGCTGCGGCCAATGATGCGCGCCGTATCAGCAGTGCTGGTAATGTTGGCCGGGCCGTTGATAATCTCGGGGCCGTTTTCGCCCGCGATGCCCCATTGGCCTCCGGGGATGCGCCCGCCTTTGTCGAATAGGCCAGCAAATCCGCCAAGTAGTCCACCAAAACCGCCGCCGCCGAAAAATCCAAGTGATGCAGTCACCGCTTTATACGCCAACCATTGCGCTATCATTTCGCCGATTCCCGCAACCACTGAGCGTGTTAAGCCTTGCATCAATGACTGAAAACCGTCTTTGAATGAGGTCTGTTGCGTCAAAACGTCAGCAAACATGTTGCCGAAGCTGCTGGTGAAATTCTCCGCAAGATTGGCGTTTAGCGCATCGAAGTCGCTAAACGCAGACTCAGCGCTCGACAACCATTTCTCGAACGGGTCTTGCTGCTCGCCTTGATCCTGCTGTTCACCACGCGGCTCAAAGATACTCGGATAAGCCGCCATTGCGTCATCAAAGCCACCCAGCGATTGAACGGTGTTGCGATAGGCTTCGGCTAGTCGGTTTTGCGCGTCGGCTTTGTCGTTGATTAACCCGGCCTCTACCGCCTCATCAATCATGGCCGATTGTTCGTTGTATTCGCGTTGCGCGGCATTTAACGGGTAGAGCTGGTCGGTTAGCGCCTGCAAGGCACGTTGCCGCTGGTCGGCTGCTTCGGCTGCGCGCCTTGTTGCCGCGCTGTTTTCTTCCGTCGATTCGGTATTTTCGTCGGTCGATTCGGTTGACTCATCCTGCGCTTGATTGCGCTCAGTCCACCGGCGTATTGTTTCGCGGTTGGCGGTGTTACGGCGCTGTTCGATTTCGAGTAGCTTATTCTCGGCGTCAGACAGCGCCTGCATGCCCGCTATTTCAGCGCCAACGCTACCGCCCTCAAAACCTAGCACACCGCTGCCACGGTTTTCGCTGCGCAACTTCGCCAGCTCTTCACGCGCTGCGGATGCTTTCAGCGTAGCCTCATCAAGCTCTGCGTTTAGATCATCTAGGCTGCCTGACAAATCATCATCCGACATGCCGCGCAGCTCGGTGCGAAGGTCGGCTATTTGATCTTCGGTTAATCCTGCTTTTTCGGTGGTTAGCCCCAACTCATCACGGAAAGCAAACAGCAATCCGCCCGCACCAATCAGCAGGCCTAGCCCTGTGGCGCTGGTTAGCGCCTTAACGGCAAGGGTTATCAGGCCTACACCTCTGGCGGCAGATGCAGCCGCCGTGGCGGTCTTGAGCATTGCGCCTGCGCCGATAAGTAGCTGCGCAGCCAATCGCCCGCCATACAGTGCAGCTACCGCCTTACCGATAGCAACAATGGCATCCATATTTTCAGACAGCGTGACAATGCTACTACCCAGCGTTCGTACGGCTTCCCTCACTTCCTCGCTTGAGCCAACCCACTCGATTAGATTGGTTCGGGCCACTTCTAGCTGCTGGCCGAACGTTGCCACGCTGTTAGCAAACCTCCCACCAATCTCATCGCTTGCACCCTGCAGTGCGTTGACTACTATCTCAGCAGTGATACCGCCTGTGGCTGCAAATTCGCGTAGTTCGCCAATGGTTAAATCTAGCGATGCAGCGATGGCGCGCATAATATCGGGCGCTTGCTCGGCCACGCTGTTGAATTCGTCGCCACGCAGCGCGCCGGATGCCAAGCCTTGGCTAAGCTGTGTAATAGCGGCGCTGGCTTCCTCTGCGGTCGCCCCGGATGTTGCAAACGATTGGTTAATCGTCGTCGTCAGGCCAATGAGGTCTTCTTGCGATAGACCAAGGTCGGTAGTTGAGCGAGCCAGTCGGGCGTACAAGTTCGCTGTTGACTCAAAATTAGAGCGCGTATCGCGGGCCACATTGACAAGCGCTTTTTGCACCGCTGTTAACTGCTCGGTGCTATCAGTCACTTGCCTTAGCTGGTTTTCAGCGTTCTGCCATGCGTCTGCGTAGCGGATAACTTCTCGCACAGACAGCGCGCCAATTAACCCCTGAATAGCGTTTCGCGCAATGCCCGCCGTTTGCCCAAGCTGGTTATTTTGACGACTTAAGCGCTCAGTCTCTTGCCGTACAGCGCGGGTAACGGGATTTAAATTGCGGTATGCGCGCTCTTGGCGCTGCGTGGCTTTGGTGGAGTCGTCAAAGCTGCGCTCCATGCGGTCGGTTGAACGGTCAACATCACGCTCAGCCCGTAGTAGTCCCGACGTATCGGCGTCCACGCTGTAGTAGATACCACCGACATTTTCAGCCATTCGGCCCGCTCCTTAATTGTGCCGCTTTTTCGCGGATGCGCTTCACGGTATCGACTGCCGTGCGGTATTCTTCTTTTGTGGGCAGGTCTTGCACCATATCGGGATGCTTGACCATCATCGCCCGCTGCAATTCGTGCATCGTCATATTCCATGCGTCATCGCGCGACACCCCAAGATGCACCATGGCAACGCTTGCAAATTCAGCCGGGTTAAACTGCTTAGGTGGCTTATCGCTGGGCTTGATGCGCTTAGCGTCTTTTACGTCGCCTACCATGCCGTTGATCAAGCATCGAGCGCCTAGCACGTATACATCTTCCCATGGTAAGCGTTTTTGCACGTAACGTAGCTTACCGCCCACGTCGCGGTAAAATCCGATAGCATCGCTCACAGAATCGTCATCACAGCACGCAGACAGGACGGCTAGCGCTGACGCAAACCCGCTCTTGGTGGCACGCTGAACACGGTCAAGCATCGCGGCTAATTCGTCTGGCGTGCCCAGTGACGCAAGCGCACGAAAA